GAGAACCGGTGATAAAAGTATTGATGCTAAAAATAAAGAACTTAGAAAAGAAATTCGTGCAAACTTAGGTAAGTATTTAAGAAAGACGTATGATTTATATGAAAATAAAAAGTATACACCAGTAAAAGAAGTAGAAGATAAATTAATTGCCAAAATTGCATCAAGACTAATAGAAACAGGACAGTATGGTAATACTAAAAAAGGTAAAGAAGCAGCATTAGAACAAGCTAAACAAAGAATTGAGGATATTAAAAAAAGTTCACTAGGAAAAAATAAAGAAAAAATATATATTTCTCATATTAATTCTGTATTTGGTCAAAAAAAACTAGATAAAATCTTTGCTCATAGAAAAAATATAGAGCCATTAGTAAGAGAATTTTTAGGAGAAAATATAGATACTAGATACGCAGTATTCAGAACTTTAACAACATTAGGAAATACCACATCAAATATACAGATGTATGATGATATTCTTAAAGTAGGAAAAAATAAATTTTTGTTTAAGAAAGGTAGTAGAGATCATAAATATGTAACTGACAGACGTTTAATATCCGGACAAATAAAAGGCACACAATTCCATTCTTTAAATGGATACCATACTACAGATGAAATAGCAGAACTTTTTAATAATATGTCTGATATAAAGTTATGGGATTGGTACAGATTGTTTTTAAAAGGTAAAGGTTTTGGGCAAGCTTCAGCAACAGTATTGAATCATATTACTCATTTACGAAATACTGTTGGAGGTGCATTAATGATGATGGGTAATGGTTTAAATCCTTTTGATGCTGAAGTTAGAAAATCATTTACTGTTATTAGGGAGCAATTTGCAGATGCAGCCTCAAAAGATAAAGGTTTAAATGATCTTTATTTAAAGTATCAAAAATTAGGAATAGTTAATCAAAATGTTAGAGTAGGAGAATTTACAGATTTAATAAATTCAGGAGACCTTTTAACAAGTGTTGATACTAGTTTAAGAAATAGAGGGTTTATTGGAAATGTAAAAGGCACTGTAAAGAAAGGAACAAAAAAAGCATTTAAAAAAGTAGAGCAAACATACGTAGCTGAAGATGATATATTTAGAATAGCTTCATATGAAAAAGAACTTTCATTTTTAAAAAGAGCAAATCAAATAAATCCTTCTAATCAAAGATTATCTATAGAGGAATTAGAAAGAAAGGCAGCAGAAATCGTTAAAGATACGTTACCAACATATGATTATGTACCAGCAGCAATACAACAATTAAAAAAACTTCCATTTGGTAATTTTTATGCGTTCCATGCAGAAAGGTTTAGAAATACTTACCATGCTTTTAAAAGAAGTTTTGAAGAAATTAAGTCGGGTAATGAAGTACTAAGAGAAAGAGGAATGCAAAGACTATCAGCTAAACTTGTTTATGGTTTAGGTGGTCAACAAATGATTTCTGAAACTTCTAAATTAATGGCAGGAGTTACTGAACAAGAAAATAAAGCTATCAGAAATTTATTGTTACCTGAATGGTCACGTAATAGTGAGATAGCATATTTTAGAGATGATAAAGGTAATTTAACATATATGGATTTAGCATATCAACATCCAGATTCTCCTATAATAAATACAGTAAATGCTGCATTAAATGTATTCTTAGACCCAAATACTCCTGAAAATGAAATAGAAGATAGATTAATTAAAGGATTATTAGAGTCTACAAAAGAATTATTAAGACCATTTTTTGGTGAGGCTATTTTTTCAGACGCTTTACTAACTGCAGCTCTTAGAAATGGAAGAGATTCTGAAGGAAAAATTATTAAAGGATGGGATACTACAGAAGATTGGCTTGACTCTGGCAATTTAACGGCTGGTATCTCCCATGTGTTCCTATCTTTAATTCCCGGAGCATTAGACCAGCTTGATCCTACAGGCTTTTTAAAAACTGATAACTTAGGTTCTCAAGTATGGAAAAGTTTAACTCAAGAAAATCCTGTAAATAGATATGGAGAAAAAATTGATAACACCACAGAGTTAATTGCAAACACTACTGGTTTAAGATTTTACAAAGTAACTGATGGAGGTACGAGAAGAGCATTATCTTATAAGGTTAATGATTATGGTAGAAATAGAAGAGCAAAAACTAAAGAAGCGTTAAAGGTTAATTGGAAGCAGCCTGTTGAAGAAATATTAAATCAGTATATAGAACAAAATAAAGAATTATTTAATGATCATGTTACTATGAAATTGGCTATTGAAGGTGCAAGGGAGTTAGGAGTTAGTAGCTGGGAAGTACTTGAAGAAGTTAAGGGATTACCCGGAATAAGTGGGTATGAAAAAAGTCTTTTAGTTTCACAGGTAAATAATTTTATACCTATAACAATTAGCGAAGATAAATTAGTTGAAATTTTTGAAAAAGCTTCATTTGATAATATGGGATTTCTAGAGTTTAAAGTTGAATATTTTAAATTAAGACAGCATTTATTACAGTTGCCTTTAATTGATTTATTATTTATAGATGATATTACAGATGAAGATAAAGAAGCATTAGAAACTTTAAAGGAGGAAGACTTTCAAAAATATAAAGAGAAGAGAGAGGCTAAGTTTACAGGAGGCGAAATTTCAAAAGATTATCCAGTATCAAATGTTATTAAAAATCCTTCCGATAAATTAATTGATAATGAAAATATTTCATATAATGAGAAGGCAAATAATTTAAATAAAACACAAATAGAAATGAAAAGACTTGGTTTTAAAGAAGGTGGTCTAAAAGATAAAGCTTTTCTTTACGGAAGATGGATTCCTATAGATAAAGAAAAACATGCTAGTATTTCAGAGAAAGTATTAAGTGACAGAGAAAGAAAAAGGGAATTAAGACAGGAAAGAATAGAAGAAAGAAATAAACGATTAGAAGAGATTAAAGAGAAAAGGTTAAGTTTTTTAAAACAGAAAAAAGATAAAGAAGAAATAGAAAAAGAAGAAGACATGGAAGATGATACTGTATGGGAGAGTCTTGTTAGACTTCATAATCGACCAAGATAATGTATAACGAATTTTTAGAACATCTTAAATTAAGAGAAGGATGTAGACATGATGTGTATTTAGATACACTTAACAAGCCTACATGTGGTGTCGGACATCTTTTAACTAAAGAAGAGAATGTCAAGTACGAAGTAGGTAATGTAGTATCAGGTTATATAATAGATCAATGGTTGGAACAAGACGCAGAAAGAGCTTGGAATGCTGCAGCTCAACAAATGTTAGATTTAAATATAGATAATCCAGAATTTGTAGTGGCATTAGGCTCAGTAAACTTTCAACTAGGTACAAGATGGATGGATAAATTTCCTTCAGCTTACAAAGCTTTAAAGAATAAAGACTATGATGAGGCAATCAAACAAGTCTCAACAGGGTCTGGTAAAGATGGGCAGTCTAAGTGGAAGGAGCAAACTCCTGTCAGAGTAGAAGATTTTGTAAAAGCAATTCAAGACTTGACAAATTAATTACAGACACTATAATGGTATTGTACACAGAAGAACAATTAGAAAAATGTTACAGACAATACTGTCTACATCAAGTTAGACATGATCTATCATTTATGAAATTAGAAGATTTCAGATTGATGTTTGAAGATTTAATGAAGGAAGTTTATAAGGAAGAAGAATGAAACTAGGTGGAATATTAAAGAATGTCGTAGGTGCAGTAGCTCCTACATTAGGCTCTGCATTAGGTGGACCTATGGGAGGAATGGCAGCTAATATGATAGCAGATGTATTGGGAGTTCCTAATACACCGAAGGCTATTGAGAAAGCTGTACAGAATGCTACACCTGAACAGATGTTACAGCTGAAAAAAGCTGAACAAGACTTTGAGTTAAAGATGAAAGAGCTTGAAGTAGACGTATTTAAATTAGAAGTAGCTGACACACAAGATGCTAGAGGAAGATTCAGTAAAGACTGGACAGCACGTATCATGGGTGTAGCTACATTAGGTGGTTTTCTAGGGTATATCTTTTTAGTTACTCTACAACCACCAGAACAGAACAGCGAAGCTCTAATAAACTTAGTGCTTGGTTATCTAGGTGGATTAGCCTCGGCTGTAATCAGCTTCTATTTTGGAGCTTCACATAAACAGGAGTAATAATGGAAAATTTAATAGGATTTATAATCATTGCTGGTATCGTAGGATATGTTATCTACAGAAAAAAACCAGAGTGGTTTGAGAAGATTTTAGGTCTAATTAAAAGATCTAAATAGAGCCTATTTAAGGCTCGATAATTATTAGATAGAGTTCGATATATCTAGTAGTTAAAAACTCTCTTAGAATGGCTCTATGAGCGTCTAAGAGGTATACATAACTTGCTTAATAATAAGGAGAAAAATTATGGTTATTAAGAATAACTTGGTGGACTTTTATTCACCCTCATTTACATCTATGTTCGTTGGATTTGATAGATTGTTTGACAGTTTATCTAAGGCTACTGAAATATCAGTACCGACATATCCACCTACAAACGTAAGTAGAGATGGAGAGAACTACACTATCGAAATGGCTCTCGCAGGGCTAGACGATAACGACATAGAAGTTGAAGTACAGGAAAGAACTTTAACAATAATGCACGAATCGTCTGAAACAAAGGAGGAAGGCAAACTCTTTAAGGGAATTGCCCAACGCTCTTTCAGACGACAATTTAAGTTGGCTGATGACATTGAAGTCGTTGGTGCAACCTTGAGGAATGGTCTTCTACGTATTAACTTAACTAGGTTTATTCCAGAAGAGAAGAAGCCTAAACAAATTAAGATTGAAACTTAGATGAAATCAGTTCCCTTATGGCTGGACGATGGTACAATACGCAAGAGGAGATTGAGGAAGATAAAGAGGAGAAGAGATACGGACTTAGCCGTACTCGTAGGCATAGGCTCATTATGCACATTCTTTTTGTTTACCTTATAATTGATATAATTGCAGACTTTACATAATTTTGAAATCACGATAGAGAAGTGTAGGATTAATGCACCCAAAAAAAGGTAAAGAGAAAACAATTAAAGATATTATTACTAA